GAGGGTGTTAGTGGTGGTCACCTCCTTCTGGTTGGCGCACGTCCTAACACAGGTAAGACATCCTTCCATGCATCACTTATTGCTGGACCTGGGGGCTGGGCGCATCAAGGAGCCAAGTGCGTAGTCTTGTGTAACGAGGAGGCGTATGAGCGTGTAGGCGCACGTTACTTGAGTGCTGCCGCAGGTATGACAATGGAAGAGGTTAAAGGTAACGTGACGCTGGCCCGTTCACGCTATGAACCAGTGCGTAAGAATATCCGTATCAAGGATAGCACAAACAAAGACATGCAGTGGGTTGAATCCCTAGTGAAGCAAGAGCGACCTGACATCCTGATCCTAGACATGGGTGACAAGTTTGCATCTAAGACCAGTGACAAGTCAGACGTATACCTCAAAGACGCAGCCATCTATGCACGTAACATCGCTAAGCAGTATAGTTGCTGCGTAGTCTGGATGTCTCAGCTAAGTGCTGTAGCAGAGGGTAAGGTTATTGTTGACCAGTCTATGATGGAAGGCTCTAAGACAGGTAAAGCTGCCGAGGCTGACCTGATGGTGTTGATCAGTAAGAACCCAGTAGTTGAAGGTGCAGATGAGCAAGACACACAGCGACACTTGAACATCGCAAAGAATAAGCTTAAAGGCGGTTGGCACGGTGTTGTACACTGTGAGCTTGACGGTGGCCGATCACTATATAGCGCTTAGAGGAGAGAAGCATGAGACTGGTATTAGACGTTGAAAACACTACGCAGATGCGTAACGACAAGTGGCATCTTGATCCGTATGAGGAGGGTAACTTCCTTGTGCAGGTTGGTATGCAGAATGCGGATAATGCTGAAGAGACCTTCATTGTTAACATTGATCACGTAGAAGCTAAGGATACCAGTGGCGCTGGGCGTAAACTGATCCAAGACATTCTAGATATGACTACACTTCTGATCATGCATAATGCTCAGCACGATCTTATGTGGTTGTGGGAGTGTGGTTTTAAGTATGACTGTGACATATATGACACAATGTTAGCAGAATACATCTTATTGCGAGGCCAGAAGGATAGCCTCAGTCTAGACGGATGCGCCCAGCGCAGACAGCTAACATCGCAAAAGGATGACACTCTCAAGAAGTACTTCAAGGATGGATACAACACCAACGAGATCCCACTCAAGGAGCTGACGTATTACCTTCAGGCTGACCTAGATACGACACGAGAATTGTTTCACGCTATTGAATCTGACTATAGTGAGCCAGAGGCACAGTCGTTAGCCAAGGTTAAGGCTGTTACGTTTGACACCTGCAAGACGCTTACACGTATGTATATGGCAGGTTTCAAGGTAGATCGTGTTGCCCTTGATGCAGTGCGTAAAGAGTTTGAGCAAGAGAAGGCAGAGATCGAAGATAGACTGCAACACAAGGTGCGTGAGATCATGGGTGACACACCTATCAACCTCAACTCACCAGAGCAGATGTCTCAGGTTGTTTTCTCTCGTAAGATTAACAACAAGAAAGAGTGGGCTAATCTGTTTGAGTATGCCAACGACAAGAAGGAGTTCAAACAAGCTGTAGAAGCTAACAGCACATTGATCCGTAGAACAAAAGCTTTCACATGCCCAGAGTGCAAAGGTGACGGCAAGGTGTTTAAGATCAAGAAGGATGGCACAAAGTTCTCTCGCCCAAACAAGTGCAAGGACTGTGAAGCTCGTGGTTATCAGCTAAAGAACACAAACATATTGGCTGGTCTAGCATTTGCTGCCCCTACAAAGAAGTGGGTCAGTGCCAATGGTTTCAGCACAGGAAAGGACAACCTAGATGTACTCATTGGTACGGCTAAGACAAAAGGTATGGAAGAAGCAATCAGCTTTCTTACTGACCTCAAGCGTCTGTCTGCTGTTAGCAGCTACCTATCTTCATTCGTCGAAGGCATTGACACCTTCACCAAGAAAGACGGCTACTTACATGTAGGTCTGACACAGCACATCACTGCTACTGGACGCTTCAGTGGTCGTAACCCTAACATGCAGAACATGCCACGAGGCGGTACATTCCCGGTTAAGCGTGTGTTCATATCTCGCTGGGAGGGTGGTCACATCCTAGAGGCAGACTTTGCACAGCTAGAGTTTCGTACTGCTGCATTCCTATCACAAGATCCTGTAGCTATTGCAGAGATTGCAAACGGCTTTGATGTTCACAGCTACACTGCACAGGTTATCACAGATGCAGGACAGCCCACTACACGTCAGGCTGCTAAAGAGCATACCTTTGCTCCACTCTTCGGGGCTACAGGTTATGGCAGGAGTAAAGCGGAAGAGGCCTACTACATCCACTTCAACGAGAAGTACGAGGGTGTAGCTGCTTGGCACAAGAGCTTGGCAGACGAAGCAGTACGCTTCAACAAGATTACCAGTAAGTCTGGGCGGCAGTATGCATTCCCAGATGTTAAACGTAATGCTCGTGGTGGCGTTTCACACTTCACCATGATCAAGAACTACCCAGTGCAAGGCTTCGCAACAGGAGACGTTGTGCCTTGTGTATTGATCGAACTAGAGGAGCGGTTGAAAGGTCTACACTCTTGTCTTGTAAACACAGTACATGACTCGACAGTTGTAGATGTTCATCCAGAGGAGAAGGAGATCGTGCTACAGATTATTGACGATATGAATACAGGATTGAACGACCTCATAGAGAAAGCCTATGATGTTGTAATGAACGTACCATTACTGCTAGAGTCAAAGATCGGGCCTAATTGGCTTGACGTAAAAGACGCTTGATGGTATAACTTAGACTCTTTAACACAAATCTCATGGAGAATAAAATGAGTAATCAACTAACAGTAGCCGCAGATCGTGGTAAGTCTCTCGCAGAGTTGATGGGGGTATCAGAAGCATCTGGTAAACAGAGCGGCCCATCTATTGCACGTATCAACGTAGTCAGCGTTGCTATCAAGGGTGAGATTGACGTAGGTGGCAAGAAGATCAAGACAGACGTTATCCCTGTAGGATCTTACAAGATCACAATGGGTGACGATGTTATCTATGCAGAGAGCATCTCTATTCGTATCTTTGCCCAGCGCCAACAGTGGCAACGCTGGAACTCTGGTACTAATGAGATGGAGAAGTCTGTCATGGGCAACAATCTCAATGGTGATATGCAGGACAGCATTGGTGGCTTCAACTTAGGTCGTCCAAGCGGTTACATCGAAGACTTCAATGCTTTGTCTGAGGCAGTTAAAGAAGTTATGCGCTCTGTTAAGCGTGTAAAGATGTATATGGGTGTGGTCACTATTGCTGAGCCTAAGAACGAAAAGGGTGAAGACATCTCTGGTAAGTATGAGAACCTGCCATTCGTAATGGATGATAAGAACCGTGACAGCTTGAAGGCTCTTGATGCTTCACTTGCTGTTATTGCTCGTAAGAACCTGCTGCCTATCATGTCTACACTTACCTTGACTGGTGAAGAGGCCAGCATCCCAACAGGTGCTACGTATGGTATCATCAAGTCTGCTGTAGGTGATACGGTTGAACTGTCTGACGGGGATAATGAGACGCTTAAAGACTTCTTGGGCTTCATTGAGTACAGCAACGGTAAGATCATGGACATGCACCATGAACGTTCTGACCGCAGCATGAGCGCTGAAGACGCCGCTCTTGTTGGCTCTATCATTGATGTGGACGCAGACTAATGAATCATCCTGCAGAACTAGCAATCTTTACATTCTTGCAAAGAGCTATGGCGGGTGAGACTACAATGACAGAGGAGGTGGCTGATAAGGTCGCCTCCGACGTTAAGGCAGCGTTGTTTAAGCAGTTTGATAGTGGTCCTCGTGACGCATTCCGCTTACGTATGTCTAACATTGGTCGCCCTAAGTGCCAGCTATGGTATGACAAGAATGAACCAGAGGGTAAGACACCTTTCCCGCCACACTTCCTGATGAATATGATCTTGGGTGACATTGTTGAAGCAGTGTTCAAGGGTATTATGAGAGCAGCAAATGTGGAGTTTACAGACAATGATTACGTCACACTCAAGTTAGCCAACGGTAAAGAGATTCGTGGTGAGTATGACATGATCTTGGATGGTAAGGTGGATGACGTTAAGTCTGCGTCTCCGTGGTCTTATCAAAACAAGTTTGCATCCTTTGATGCCTTAGCTACAGGTGACAGCTTCGGCTACATCCCACAGCTTGTAGGGTACGCAGAGGGCGCAGGTAAAGAGGTTGGCGGCTGGTGGGTAGTCAACAAAGCTAATGGCGAGTTTAAGTACGTTGCTGCTGACGGTGTAGACAAAGAAGCTGTTCTGAAACAGATTGAAGAGCTTACAGATTACATCGACAACGACGAACCATTTGAGCGTTGCTTTGAGCCTATCAAAGAGACGTTCTATCGCAAAGAGACTGGCAATACAAAGCTTGGTGTCGAGTGTGGTTTCTGTGCCTTCAAGCACAAATGTTGGCCTACACTACAGACCATCCCATCGCCAAACTCTAAGGCTAAGAACCCGCCAATGGTAGACTACATCTATTTAGCGGAAGATACTTAATGGCTAGAAGAGCAAGACATATATCTAGTAGCTATCGCAGCGGCCTTGAAGATGAGGCCGTTGCGTTTTTGTCAGAGAGACAGATAGAAGTTAAATATGAGCTTCTAAAGATTGAATGGGAGGATCTTAGATACAGAACTTATACACCAGACTTCGAGTTAGATAATGGCATCTTAATTGAGACCAAAGGCTACTTCGACGCTGATGACCGCCGTAAGCATTTAGCAGTCAAGGAGCAGCACCCAGAGCTAGATATCCGCTTCGTGTTCTGGAATGCTAAAGCACCTCTCAATAAGGGCGCTAAGTCTAGATACTTTGAGTGGTGTGAGAAGCATGGGTATAAGTGGTCACATAGGGTAATACCTGAGAGTTGGTTGACAGAGCCTGGATCACGCTGTAATACAAGTAAGATTTCGCTAAAGACAAAAAGGAAGATCTAATGGGCTACACTCTTAACGACGATGAAGTAGCTATCATCATCAAGCCAGAGTACGGTGAGGATGGCGAGT